GTGCGATCTACCCGACACCACGGCGGCACGAGATCTGAAGATCAGCGTTAGCCGGGGTGATGTAACAGGCTGCTCTTTCGGATTCTGCACCGTTGCCGACTCCTGGACTGCTGACGCCGAAGGCAGAAACATTCGCACGGTCAAGGATACAGAACTTTATGAAGTCTCAGTCGGTGTCACCTTCCCCGCCTATTCAAGCCCCTCGGCTCAATTGCGGAGTATGTTTCCCGATGGGGAAATCACCATCCCTGAAACTCGTGATAACCCGGACATCCCGGACGTGGCCCTCGATGACAATGCAGAGGGTGACTGCCAGTGTGATTGTGAGCAGTGCCAAGCTGATGCTTGCGCCATTTGCAGCAATGAAGATTGCAATGACCCTAACTGTGATTGCCAAAATATAAGAGCTATCATGCTGGCTTTAGAAGTCGCTAAAGAGTTTTAACACAATATACTTCGCTGCCAAGTGCGGCCCTTGAATGGGCAAGCGAGATAACAACAACCCGCCAGAGCTTGCACGCCGCAAGCCGTAAAGCAACAACGCAGTGAATAGGCAACCCCTATTGAGTTTTACATAATGAGCAAAGCAATTGTACTCCGCGAACAGCGTGCCAAGTTGGTAGCTGACGCAAACGCACTGGTGCCCTCAGACATGAAGCTGTTTACCACCGAGCTACGCACCAAGGTGGAAGCCATGCTGGCCGATGCCAAGGGTCTGGATTCTCTGATTCAGTCTTTTGAGGCCGAAGAGCAGCGCACCGAAGAGACTCGCGCCAAGGCGTTGAATCTTTCTAATACCGGCTCTTCGGATGCCGTAGACCAAGAAGCAACCGGCAAGGCATTCCGCAACTACCTTCGTACCGGCAAGATTGAAACTCGTGAACTTCAGGTGTCCGCTGATGGCATCCTGATTCCAACCTTTGTCGCACAGCCTGTGGTCGCCAAGAAGTCTCCGGGGCAGATTTATGACCTCGTTGGCAAGATGGCAACCGAGACCGGCGCTCCCGTGAAAGTCCCTTACTGGAATGACCTGTCAAACGCCTGGGTACTCAACTCTGCCGGTCTGACTACGACCGACCCGACTGTATCTGCCGGTCCCACCATCTCGATTGATGACCTGCGCTTCAACCCGCTCTTACTGGATAACAGCTTGATTACGGATGCTGCGTTCGACATTCAGGCTCAGGTAGTTTCGGACATTTATACCCGCTACATCCGCAATGTGTCTCAGTGGATTACGACCGGCAACGGCTCCAACATCGCTGGCTTGACTTCCATCACTGCTGGTGTCACGAGTGGCGCATCAGGCACGGTCACTTACAAGGACATTATCAGCCTTATCACCACGCTTGACCCGGCGTATACGGCTGATGCTTGCTTGGCCTTCAACACGGCCACGATGGGCTATGTACTGGAGATTCTCGACAACAACGGTCGTCCAATCTTCACTCCGTACACTGATGCTCCCACCACAGGTTACGCCGGTGGAATCTTGGGCTACCCAGTCAAGATTAACCAGTACCTGCCCAACGTAGCGGCCTCTGCCGTTGCTATGCAGTTCGGCGATTTCAAACAGGGTTATATGCTCCGCGAGGTAAACCCCGGCATCCGCGTCAAGTTCCTTGACCAACTCTACATGGCACAGAATCAGGTCGCTTACGTGGCCTTTGCCCGTGCGGGTGGTGTTGTCCTTAACGCTGGGATGCCTCCGGTCCTGTCCCTCACCGTCCACGCCTAAACCATAACCGGGGGCTGCTCAACCCAGCCCCCATAACCAAGGAATCCATGCTAATTAAACTCACCCAGTCATTTCTGTACATCCCAACGATGATGATTCGCGGCTCTGTCGTGGACGTGCCCGACGAGATTGCCGCCGAGTGGTTAGCTGCTGGTCTGGCTGTGACGGTCACACCAGTAGTAGAGACCGCAACGAAGCCGCCCTATGAAAAGGCCGTGCGTAAAACCAAGAGGCTATAAATGTCCATATCCTTACAATGGAATTCAAACACGGGCAGTGAACCTCTGGCTCTTGCTGACGTAAAGAACTTCCTGAAAATCGACACGACCGACACGACCGATGACACGCTCATTACGGGTCTGATCACTGCTGCCCGTGAGAGAGCGGAGACAATTACTGGCCGTTCTCTGATTACAAGCAATTGGACATACTGGCTGGACTCCTTTCCGTATGGCTGGCAGGAGAATACTGGTCCGGCCAGAAACACCATCAACAGATTCCAGAACTGGTGGTCAGAGAATCAGGTTCTGAGAATCCCTAAAGCTCCATTGCAGTCGATAACGTCCGTGCAGTACATGCCCTCATACGGCGGCACATACCAGACGCTTGACCCATCACTATACACCGTTGACACCGCATCCAACCCCGGTTGCATTTACCCGGTCAGCAATTACTACTGGCCGTTCAACTGGACAATTCGCAACGCTGTGCAGATTCAATTTGTCGCCGGGTATGACACGTTCGTGCCGGAGACAATTCTGGTTGCAATGCGCTTGCTCATCACCGACTGGTGGGAGAATCGCGGCGACTCAATGACTACAAATAACGCAGCTTCGCTACTCCTCAAAGGCTATAAGTCTCAACCAGTGGGGTATCTCCGCTAATGGCCAAGACGTATCCAGCGGTTACACCGGGCGGAAAGCTCAACAAAAGGCTTTGCTTTCAGCAGCTAGGCGGTACGCCTAACGCTGGCGGTGAGCTGACCACGTGGACTACTTATGCGACACTGTGGGGTTCTATAGATGTTCTCCGTGGTGAACTGCTGTACAACACTGGGGAGTTTCTCGCACAGTCTGCATATAACATCGTAATTCGCTACACCCCCTCAGTGACTATTTCAGTTGCAGACCGCATTGTGTGCGAAGGCACGACGTTTGTAATACAGGCTTTGCTCGATAAGGATTTCCGGCACCGCGAATTGCAAATCATAGCTTATGTGTTAAACGAGGTGGCGGCATAAATGCTATACGAGGGACTTTATCAAGCCATGGTCAATGCCCCGGCGCTGTCAGCAATAGTCGGCAATCGGGTAATGCAAGCTGTGTTGCCTCTAAACTTCACCGTCCCTGCTGTCACTTACACCGTCGTCAACAGCAAGTATGCCGGAGTCGATGTTGGTGCAAAGTCGATTCTGGCGACCGAATCCTTGGTGGATGTCTCGACGTGGGGTTTGACATATCACGATGCCGCTTATGCGATTCAAGCCATTCACGAACTGTTCGATTTGTATGTGGGTACGCTGCCTGATGGGACGAATGTGCTCTTTACTGACGTTCAGTCTATCCCGGACATGTTCGAGGACGACACTCGTTTATACCGTTGCTCTGTGACTCTTAAGGTTATACATACCAATGGGTAAGACCATAGAAATTACGGGGCTAAAAGAATTGAGCGAGATGCTTACCCAGATCGCGCCCAAGGCCGCAAGGTCTTACCTCGTCAAGTGTGCAAAACCTGCCGCTCAAGTAATAGTTGAGGCAATGCAGAGCACGGCTCCGACAGAGGTCGGGACGCTGAGGGACTCAATCGTGTACCGCAACCAGTGGGGCACGGCAGAGGATGGCGGAGAGGCACTAATCACCTCGGTTGGTCCTAATAAGCACGTGCCGTGGGGCATGTGGCAGGAGTTCGGCACGAGCCATATCGCGGGGCGTCACTGGATGGGCCAGGCGTGGTCAGACTGTCAAGAGCGCGTCCTTGACGTGTTCATGCTGGGCATTAACGAACTATACGCCAAGCTGGTCGCTAGAGATCAGTCTGAGGCCATGATTGAGAACGATGACAATGACCGGGAGACTGGCAGAGTGTCACCTTCCCGGCTCCGCAGAGACCGCAACGCCGCACATAGAGAAAACGACGCAAGAGACAGCAGAGCAAAAGAGAGTTCAGAACGACTGCAAAAGTCATCGAACGATGCCTACAAAGAGAGCAAGCACCGGGGGAAAGAAAAGTAATCATCGGTTTACAAGGGTTAGTCACAGCGACATACCCATAGAGG